GTGTTAGTGGAGGTAAACATGTAATTGATGAAAATTGTGAAAGATTAAAATTAGCAAGAATACTAAATGATTTTGGTATGAAGGTAGCAGCGGTTGCTATTCTTTGCCAAGATGAACGTGTGTTTGAATCAATGATACAGGCCGGCACTCCATGCCCTATTGATGGTAGAATTGGAAAAGAAGCTCAAGCATTGTGGTCCAAGTATGATCATGAAAGACCAGATTATGATTTATATATAAAACGTATGAAGGCTAGAGAAAAAAAAGAACAAGCAATAGCTAAAAAAGCAGCTTTAATTGAAAAGAAAAAACTTGAAGAAGAACTTAAAATGACTAAAGAATTAGAAGAACAAGACAAAGAAGCTGCAAAAGAAAATTTAAAAAACTTAAAAAACGTTAGATGATTGATAGATTTTTATTAAAATTTTTTGGTGGATTAGACTGGATTTCAGAAAAAATAAATGGTTTATTTGCACCACGTTGTAAATGTAAAAAAAATAAAAAATGAGTAATAAACCACTTAACATATCAGAATCTGCTGCCGTGCAGATGCCAATGAAGACGGTTGCTAGTCTGATCGTGCTCGTCGCAGCCGGCGTGTTCGTATACGCAGAGTTGACTTCAAGATTAGTATCGTTAGAAACTTCACGTGAGTTGTTTGAAAATGATTTGCTTAAAAAATCTGAACAGGTGCCCGTGGATCAGGAACAACATTTTTTATTGGAAGATCTCTATAAGTCCGTAGAAAAAATGGAAGAAACTCAAGAAATGAATATGACTAACAAAGTTAATATAGAATTTTTAAGAGAACAATTAGACAAAGCGTTATCTGATATTGAAGATTTAAAAGACAAAGTAAGAGCAAACGGAAAGGCAGCGCACTAATGCCCGAGTTAGTTATAGCTTTACTTATGATAGTAGGAGGAGAGATTAAGGAAGCACGTATCCAGACTTCAATGTCTGAGTGTTTAAAAGGATCTCGTGTTGCTAAACGTCAATTAAAATCTAATAGTAATGTTAAGTATCAGTGCATAAAGTCGATGGCCGAGTTAGAGTCGAATATAGATGGATCAAAGTCAATTAAAAAATTAATACTAGAATGATTTGGTTAACAATAATGATAATAGGAGCGGGATATGCGTTTTATCGTGTTGATAAGTTTGCTGACGATGTTAACCCTTACAACTTCAGCAGAAGAGATAACAACAAATAATTTACTTCCTAATGCAGGAGATGGTGTAGACTGGAATTCTAGCTCTACAGATCAAATTAATCCTGGAAGTTCTGGATATGTTTCTAATGGTTCTGATTTAAATGGTTTTACTGTTACCTGTTCTGCTTCTCAATCTAATTGTGGTTATAAACATAACGTAGGTGGAGATTTTGAAGTTACTGGTACTGCAACATTGTCTGTAGATGATATTGCTTTAACTAACAATACTCGTACTCAAGAGATGTTAGACAATGGTATTACTCTTAATAACTACATAGACATTGCAAACTGTGACCATGAAGCTGGTAACTGTGAAGGTGACACTGGAAATACAGATTCACATACCATAACTATTCAATTAAAAGACTCAAGTGGCACGGTGCTGTCAACCACAACTCAAACAAGAACAGATATAGATGGTTTTAAAGGAAACTGTAATGGTTATCCAACATCTTCTTCTACAGGTCTTTCAGCTGACTGTGGCCAATACAATGATCAAGTTATTTATAATAATTCAGGATCTAATAAAGTAGATTGGTCTTGGACTGGCACTGATAATAATACAGGTACAGCAAGTAGAGGCGGACCAAATCTTTTAGGTGCTAAACTTACAATGACTTACGACAATACTGTATTGAATGAAGATACTTCAGATGCATTAGACAATGTTGAAGAGGCTTTAGAAGATTTACAAGGCGAAGTTTTTGAAGACATGGAAGAATTTTTCTTTGAAGAAGAAACATTTACTTTTAACGAAGAACCACAATTTGAAATGGAAATGCCAATGGAGATGGAAACATTTACATTTGCAGAAGAATTTATTGAAGAGTTTTTTATGGAGATAGATGAAGAATTTTTTACAGAAGAAGGCATGTCATTTGAAGATGGCCCAATGATTGTATTTGCAGATGATGAAATGATGGAGGAAATTTATGAAGAGACAGAAGAACTTGTTGCAACATTCTTACCAATGGTTTCTGAAGAAGAGGAATTTTCATATGAAGAATCGTTCATCGAATCAGATGGACCCATATTCATGGAACCAACCGAGGATGGAGAAGGATTTAATACAGAAACATTCCAAGAAGAAGAAATAATAGAAGAAGAGCCTATGATGACTGAAACATTTCAAGAAGAAGAAATAATAGAAGAAGAAATACCAGAAGAAGCACCTACAGAAATGGCTGAAGAAGAAGTAATAGAAGAAGAAAACACTGAAATGACTGAAGAAGAAGTTATTGAAGAAGAACCTACTCAAATGGTACAAGAAACTAATGAAGAAAAAGAAGAAGAAATTAAAGAAGAGAAACCTGATAGCAAAACTACTAAGAAATCCACTGTTCAGACTAAGAAACTTGCCAAACAAAAAAAGATACAACAGAAAAAAGCTATCGTTAAAAATCTTGCAAGAATAATGGATAAAGTTGACAAAGATATTAAAGATATTTCTAAAAATTTAGCGGTAAAGAATATCATAAAAATGGAAGCAATGACAAGCGAACAAGTATCATTAAATGCATACGCAAATACACAGTTTTATAAGCCAAAAAACATATATTTAGATCAACTACCTATATTTGATAGTAGATTAATATATGCAGATAAGAGTCTTGCAACTTATATTCAAAATGATAAGATAGAAATTAAAGCTAGAAAACTTGGAGAACTTAATCTTAAGAAGCAACAGCTTTTATATGAATTGGAGTTATTAAAAAATGGGCAAACTTAAAGATCAACTCGCAGGAATAGCAGCCCTAATTGCAGCGATAGTTGCAATAGGTGGAGGTTTTGTTAAGTACGGTGAAATCGTAACTAAACTAGAAGCAATAGAATCACAAGAACACTCAGTTGTTGATACATCAGTAATTGAAAGTAAAATTGCTGTGTTAGAAGAAAAAGTTAATAAATTAGAAAACATGGACACCTCACATGAACATGACAACGAACATGGACACACAGAATATTTAATTAACAAAAAAGAAATAGAATTATTACAGGTTCAAATAGAAGAATTAAAGGTATCAACTTCTAACCCATTAGCAAACTAAAAAATCATGCAACTATCTAAACACTTCAAGCTTGAAGAGATGACCAAGTCAATGACCGCAACACGTAAAGGTATTGATAACTCACCTGGATCAGGTGATATTAAAAATTTAGAAAACGTATGCTACGAAATATTAGAACCAGCTCGTGCACACTTTGACAAACCAATTACAATAACATCGGGCTACAGGTCTGAGGCGCTTTGTGAAGCGATCGGCAGCAAAAAGACGTCGCAACATGCAAAGGGCCAGGCGGTTGACTTTGAAATTGCTGGTGTTCCAAATATTCAGATTGCTTACTGGCTTTCTAATAACGTAGATTTTGACCAATTGATACTCGAGTTCTATAACAAAGATGATCCAGCAGGTGGCTGGGTCCACGTGTCATACAATGAGGCTGGTGCTAATAGAAAACAAGTACTTACTTATGACGGGAAGAGCTACGAAAACGGACTCCCAGAGATGAAATGGAGTGGGGGAAAAGTTGTCGGATAGAAGCAATTTATTTGCAGAAATAATTAGAAGAGCAAAAATGGTGGATGGTGTTTGTCCACACTGTTCAGAACACACATTATTAATATCTGTAGTGCAAGATTATTACAGATGTTTAAATTGTGGCGGAGATATTGAGCAAAAAATAAACGGTAAAATCAGTTATTTACCAGTAGATTTAGCAGTAAAAGAAACAAAAGGCGATGGCAAAAAAATCTAAGGGTTTATACGCAAAAATAGAGCACGAACCAGTATTTCACAAAACTTCGATTGGAAGACACCCTAGTTTATGTAAAATGAACAAAAGTAAACGACGTATGTTTAAAAAATATCGTGGCCAGGGACGTTAGGGGTTGACAAATATCCCTGGATATCCTATATATACAGAATGAAAGGAAAAATATGACACAATTAACAGACGAGCACTTTGAATTACATAGTGCAAATAAAGATAGAAAATATCAATCTGAGCAAAAATTAAAAGCTAGAATAGATATATTAGAAAAAGCATTGGAGGATATACATAAAATATTAAAGGAGGCTTATGAAAACAGTTACTCTAAACGTTAATGGTATATCACAAGGACAATGGTCTACATTTATACTAGAATTAAATTTAATGAAGAAGGCATGGAAACCTTATGGTGTGAATGTAGAATTAAAAACACATTTATTAAAAAGAATAATAGAGAAAGGAACATGTAATGGTGAAAACAACAGATCATATAGACGAGTTAGCAAATATGTGGCAACAAACAAAAGATCCTAAATACAAAGATCTTTGGTATAAATATATAAAGGAGTTTGCAAATGGACTTAATAATATTGAACGACGGACTGTATCATCTGGTAGAAGTAACAAAAGAGATGACCAAAGGTATAGAGTTATTAAGTGAAGTAAATTGTTTTGATCTTTGTGATATACTTAGATTACATTTAACAACCTATTATGACTATCCAATTAATGCTCATGTCATGAAAGATGGCACAGGTAATTTGTTTGGTTGTATTTGTAAATAGAATTATAAGACCGTTAGTAGGCGTCCAAGTCCAGCAGTATTGCGTTCCACTGTACGTCCGCGATGACCTGAAAGGGTAGCAACGAAAGCGGCGCCAACCACGTTAGTACGTGCACGGAAAGCGTGGGGGCCGAATGAATTATAATCTTAATACTTTATGCGCAAACCATTTTAAAAAATTTTTTATATGATGATTTAAGTATTCATTAAAAAAATATCTTATAAATCTTACAATTATTAATACAGGACTAGATAAAACATCAAAAGCAATTAAACCTACATCAACAAATAAATCTATCCAATGGTCAACAGTGGACCATTTTTTGAACCGTTGCCATTTATTTTTAGTCCATTGAATCATATAGTGCTTTGTTCTTTACAATCAAAAGCAGTAAATGCTTTATGTTCTTCAACAAAATTTGGACCCATAGCTCTTAAAAATTCACCGGAGTAATCATAACCATAAAGAATACACTCACTATAAGTTTCAAACTCATAAAAAGGTGTGGGCATAGGTTTACATTCGTTGCCAGGAATCCCACTACAAACTACCATTATTAAAATAAATTTTATCATTGACTTTTGGTATTAATCTCCTATATAGTCATTATAACTAAATGAAAGGAAATCATGACTGATATAACTAAATATAGAAACGTTTCTCTTACCAAAGAAACATACTCTACTTTAGAGAAATTGTCGAAGGTATTATTGCCCGATGCAAAACTATCTATATCAAAAACAGTAGAGTCTATTGCAAATGAAAAAGCAAAAAAACTAAATGGTAAAATAAAGGATAAATAATGTTACAGATAACAAAAGAACAAAGAGAACAACTTTTAAAATATCTTATGGCAAGGCCATACGCAGAAGTAGCACAAATTATTGCAATGATTGCATCACTAAAACCTGTGGAAGAAAAAGATGACAAACCAAAAAAAGATTTGTCCTAATTGTTTTGGTAATGGATTCGTTAAAGTTAAAGAATCCATTAACCGAATTGATGACGTTATACAATGTGTAGTCTGTAATTCACAAGGTGAGGTGCATGACAAAGAGTATGATGAGTATTTTAAAACATATAAAATACTAAAACCATCCGATGCGTAAGAGCAGACACTGGTTAGAAATTGACCAAGATTCCGTTGAAGTAGAAATTAGAGACGAGGATCATGTATCAAGGGACAATCAAGAGTTCGGACACACGGGTGGTAAGAAAGTTATACAAAAAGATAACAAACGAGTACCGCGATTCAAAACAAAATTAGAAGAATTGATTTGGATTGCACAACAAAAAGGAAAAAAATGACATCTTTTTCAGATAAATTATTGTCTTTAATTGTAGCAATTGCAATGATAATTGCTCTATCATTAATAGCTTTTATCATACATGATCTAGGCAATTTATGGGTAGAAATTTTTCAATACGAAACAAGAATAAATAATCTAGAAATACTTGTAATTAAATTATCTAAAATAAATTTAGGAGTATAATGGAAGAAAGTAATATAGCCTATATTGCTGGATTGTTTGATGGTGAAGGTAGTATTCAATACAAACAATACATGCGAAAAAGAAAACATAATAAAAAAGCATACCCAACATGGTCTATTAAGATGGAGGTAGCTATGACTGATAGATCTGTTTTAATTTGGATGTGTGAAGTTTTAGGTGTTGGCACTGTGACAGAAAAAAAATATAAAACTGCGTACACTGTTGGTTGGAAAAAACAATGGCGTTGGCGATGTAGCCATCAACAAGCATACTATGTTGCAAGATTGATTTGGCCTTATGTACATGTTAAACTACCCGGCGTGCAAAAGATTATAGAACACTATGCTAATAGAAAGTTAAAAGTTATGAACAGTAAAGTTGTATCTCTAGATGAGTACAAGGAATCTATGAGTTTAGAATGAAATGGAATAAATTATATAAGTACCCGACATCGATGCGAACGTCGATAGAAGGTAAAAGACATTACGAGATAACTGGTAAAAAATTACCGTCGGTGACTACAATTTTATCAGCAACCAAATCGCAAGAAGCTATAGACTCGATCAATAGATGGAAGGCGCGGGTGGGCGAGGATCAGGCGACAAGAGTCAAGGATCAAGCAGCCTCGCGCGGTACCAACATGCACTATCACTTGGAGAAGTATATCCTAGGAGAAGGACACAAGGACCTAACAGACGAGGGTCAGGTAGCAGGCGACATGGCTCAAGTGATAATTGACAAGGGTTTATGCGATCTTTCTGAAATATGGGGCAGTGAGGTTACCCTATATTACCCTGGTTTGTATGCAGGTGCCACAGATTTGGTTGGTGTATATGATTATGAAGACTCAATTATAGATTTTAAACAATCTAATAAACCAAAACGTAAAGAGTGGATAGAAGATTATTTTATGCAGTTAGGGGCATATGCTATGGCTCACAATCAGGTTTATGACACGGAGATTACTCAGGGTGTGGTCCTGATGTGTACACCAGACAATTATTTCCAAAAATTTCAAGTAAAAGGCAAGGAGTTTATCAAGTATCAACATAAATTCCTAGAAAGACTCAACAAATATTATAATGATTCTAAACTGGACAAATAAGGCAACATTGCCACATTTGAAAAGTGAGGTTTTATGCGGTTCATCACCACCTATAGGTTTTTTGAAATTATCAAATTTGACAAAACCCTTTAGAAAAAGAGAGGTGATCTGGCACTTTGGTGATCAGCAAGGAATACCAACGTTTTTTGAAGATAGGGGCCGCGAGGATACTTTGGATTTGATTTTTGCATTTAAAATTCTGGAAAACCTATAGGCCTGGTGCTATAGAACCCTATGCCCAAGAAAAGAAAACTTAATACAATTGATAAAGTCAATAATGACATACCGTTTCCAAAATACAGAGTGGAATGGGTTGACTGTGTTAGTGATTCTGGATGGGCTGATGAAAAACAATTTAATAAAATGAAATTAGCCAGACCTGTAAATGAAGGTTGGTTATACGAAAAGACAAAAGATCATATTAAAATATTTGCTTCTTACGATAAAGATGAAGATGGAATTACTTTTGGAGATCGGACGATGATTCCTCGTCAATGGGTGAAGAAGATGACGAAACTTTCTTAATTTTAGGTAAAATTTTTTCATCTATATTTTGTTGAGTCTCACCATCAATTAACGGTGAGTATTCTTTTAAGATAGTTGCAAGTTCTTTTCTCATATCCTCAACACTAGATTTTTTAATATCACCAGTCAGTATCATTTTTTGTTCAATATACAATCCACCAGCCTTACCACGTGCTACTTCCGCATTAGTGGCCGCAGACCATGCTTTAGACTTTCTTGCTTCATCTCGTAGTCTACCAAGTTCAGTAAGATGGCTTTCTATATCAATCTTAAACTTCTGTTGATTGTCTTCTCTTAACTCACCTATATATTTTACAACCAATGGAAATTTTTGGGGGTTCTGTAGTTCTGATGCTGTGATTCTAGCTCTATCTTTTTCATATCCAGCTGCAACAGCACATTCATATGCATGCATACGTCCCTCATTAGTCACCAGTAAATTGGCAAACTTTAGTTGCATTTCGGTTAATCTTTTAGGTACTCCCATAACTTGACTTTTAACGTAACATAACGTAATAGTCAACTACATGATAAATGCGAAAGAATTAGCTAAACAGCTGGATAACTTTTTAAAATCACCCACATGTCAAAATGCTAGGGTACAAGTTAAATTACCAAGAGGTGAGTTTCATTCACCAGATGGTCATTTTGATATTCACTCCATTACATTATTTGAAAATAATATAATTGGTGCAAGAGAATCCCATAGATTAGTGATTGAAATTTCTGCAGAAAATTGGAGAATGGGTTCTGTTAAGAAAAGAAAATCGTAAACACTTGTTACGTCGAAAAATTGATGGGACCAGAGGCAAAATTCC